ATATTTACCCCCTCTTTTACCTTCACAAAGTTTATATGATTTACCTTTAATAGTAATTGTATTCATATTGTTATAATTTAATATAATATAATAATATTTTTACCAACTTAGGTAAAGAGTAGCCATATATGAAAAGAAAATTGCCGATATATTAATCATACTTAGTGCTAAACCATTTCCGAATTTTTGAATACTATGTTCTGATCCCATAGCAAACAACATAGCACCAGCAATAATAGGTGGTAAGACAGAAGTTGATATTCCTGTACCAATAATAGCAGTTGTGATATCTGCTTCATCTGTACAATGTGTTCTTGCTAAAAGAATACCTCCAGCAATAGCAATAAGAAGGATAAACCAAAATCCAGTTGTTGGTAGGCCTTTATCTGTTTGAATCAAACTTCCTACTCGTCCTAAAATAGTTTTTGCTTCAGAACTTGTTTCTAGATTGTCTTCTTCTTCTAATGCATCATTAAATGTTTTTCGTAGTGTTGGGAAAATTTTATAAAAAAATGCTGCAAGACCTCCTCCAATTCCAATAACTAAAGTTATCATTGCAACTAAATGTAATAAACTAAGGTAAAGAGTTGAATATTGTCCTCTAAGTAAAGATATTGCTAGATTGATAAGTGGTTTTAAAACAGGTGAAATCAACATACTGCCGATTACAACAGTTTCACTATTCAACGCGAATCCACATGCGGAAATGATAGAAGCGAGAATAACAAATAGATAATCTTGTTTTGAAACTTTATTTTCCGAAGTTTTATATAAACAGTTTGTTTTTAAAGTCATTGTTTCTATATATATATAAAAAAGAAAATATTAAAATTGAGTGATTAGATATTTACTAAAATAATTAATCAATCAATCATGTCAATTTCACCCAAATCATTAGAATTATCAAATGGCAAAGAAGATTGTCTTGAAAATGTAATAAAATCTATTAATATTGGCAAAACATTAGAAGAAGTATTTGATATGTATCCAATTAGTACAAGTGATCATTTAGATTCTGTAAAAAAGGTTATTAACAAATATAAAGAACGAAATTTACCAAACGGATTTTCTCAATATGTAAATAAGAGAAGTGCTTTTGCTGCTCTCGCAGATGAAAAAAAAACATTTATTAGTATAGGTTCTCCTTTTACTTATAATTTTAAAAATTTTGATAAAGAAAGTGGCTTCTTTTTTCCCGATCGTCTTGAAGGTGAAAAGAAACAATAAGAAGTTTAAATATGAGTCCCTACTTTTTATAATTTACTATTTTTGGGTCTTAAATTCATATGGTTTAAGACATTCTTCAGTTAGATAGCCAACTCCATAAGATAGTACAACAACATATGGAACATAATTATTTTTCCTAATTTCAATAATTCTTCCTTCTCCATAAGGAGTCATTACAGGATCAGTGACCTTCCATTTTTTTGTTGAATTACACACTCCTATATTTTGAATTTTTTTGGCTAAATTATTCGCAATCATCATAATAAAGTTAATCGTGTTATATTTAAATATATATAAAGTATTTTATATTTATAAAGATGAGTATTATGAATGATAATGAAAAATCAATTTTAATAAATTTAGAATCTTCTATAATAAATTTAGAAAATATTGAACAATTAGTGGATTCTATATCAGATGATGTAAGATTTGTTCTTTTAGGTGAATCAACACATGGAACACATGAATTTTATAAAATGCGATCCGAAATGACAAAATTGTTAGTAAAAAAACATAATTTTCAAACTATATTAGTTGAGGGGGATTGGCCTTGTTTTTACAAAATAAATAAATATATGACAACGGAAGATTCATCTGATAATACAGCAATAGAATCTATGGATGGAATAAAAAAATTTCCATTATGGATGTGGAGAAATAGTATAATATCCGAATTGATTGAATGGTTACGAGATTTTAATTTGGAATTTAATAAAAATAAAGATCCAATTCGTATGTTAGGATTAGATTGTTATTCACTAATTCAATCTAAGAAATGGTTAATAGCTTTTTTAAACTTGGTTGATCCATTTTTTTCTAAAGTAATAAAACAGAGATTATCTTTTCTTAAACATTATAAAAATGAAAATGACTATGGAAAAGATGTTACTCAAGGTAAATTAAGACAGCACGCGAACTATATTCAAGCATTATTTCAAAAAATTTTATCAGAAATACAATGGGATAAAATGGATTCTTATTTAAAACGTTGTGATGAATTAGGTATTGATAAATTTGCCGCAATATCAGCGGAGCAATGTTGCGAAGTAATGGTAAATGCCGATGAATATTATCGGAAATTATATCTGGAGCCTCCTGGTTCAAACGCAAGTTGGAATACCCGTGATCAACATATGACAATGACATTAATGAGATTACAAGAACAATTACAAAAAATTTCTAAAACGAAGAAAGAACAAAAGATAATAGTTTGGGCACACAATTCTCATGTAAAAGATGCAATGGCAACAAGTGGTGGTAGTCAATCTTTTGATGAAAATAATGCTTGGAATTTAGGTCAGATGGTAAGAAGTATGTTTGGTAAAGATAAAGTAAAAATATTTGGATTTCATACATATACAGGAACAGTTACTGCTAGTAGTAAGTGGAATCAACCATGTAAAAAATTTGAGTTGAAAAAAGCAATTGATGAATCTTGTGAAAACTTTTTTCATAAAGTTGCAGTATTGAATAATATGAAACAATTTTTTATTAATACAAATAAAATAGAAGGAAATTTTTTTACAACGCCTCGTATGCAACGCTATGTTGGTGTTAACTATCGTCCTGATAACGAATTAAGAAGTCATTACGAAAAGGGTAAAATCGGAGAACAATATGATGTAATTGTATTTGTAGATGAAACTACCGCATTGAAAGAATTAGATACTGGAATATGGAAAAGGTAATAAAAATTGTCTAAAGTATTTAATTATTTTAGATATAATTATTATTAGAAGAGATGGCTAGCAAAAGAGTTGGTTTGAAAAGATTGACAAAAGAATATATGACAATATTAAAAAATCCAGTTGAATGTGTTGAAGCACATCCATTAGAAGAAAATTTATTTGAATGGTATTATGTTTTAAAACCGGTTCAAGATCCATATAATGATGGTGTTTATTATGGTAAATTGGTTTTTCCTAGTGAATATCCTATGAAACCTCCCGATATCTATATGATAACACCGAGTGGTAGATTCGAAACTAATACTAAAATATGTTTATCAATGTCAAGTTTTCATCCAGAGAGTTGGAATCCAAGTTGGTCAGTATCAACAATATTACTTGGTATAATGAGTTTTATGTATGAAGATACGATAACAACTGGATCAATAGAAACTACTGTAAAACAAAAAAAAAGATATGCTAGAAAATCTTTGAAATTTAATAAAAAAATTGATAATTTCCAAAATTTTTTAAAAAAACGACGAACATCATACGATAAAGATATAGTAAATAATGAAGAAGAAAGTATTGGGAGGTGTAGATATTGTTATGATACAGACGGCGATTTAATTTCTCCTTGTGAATGTAAGGGTAGTAATAAATACGTTCATTTAGAATGTTTAAAAAAGTGGCAATATTCAACATTGTTGTCACAATCAACACATCCAAAATATCAAACAGATATAGATGAAAAATGTAATGTTTGTTTATCAATATTTACCGTAAAGCCAGATAGTAGGCATGAAATGATATTGGGATTTACAGGTGAAGAATTAGCAAATATGTTAAATTTAGGTTTTTTGATAATTTCAAGTAAGGAATCATCAAATTATAATTCTTATATAATGGAACAAAATAAAGATGATTTAAAATTAATTGGTAATATTAGTAATTGGACGAATGCTATTTACTTGATTACAAAAGTAAGAAAAGAAAATGATAGTATTAACCCAACAGATGGTATTTATGCAATAGATTTAACAAGACCAATAAAAGTTGTTCCTAAATATGTATTTTCATTGGATAATAAAATTATACATTTACGTTCAATTTGGAAAAAATATTATTCAGATATTATGGAATTGGAATTTTTAGATGTAAAGTTATTTATTGGTGGTCCATGTAATCCAGAATATTGTACTGGAGTTTGTATTTTAGAAGATATATCTAGATTTTCAATTACCTTTAAAGATTCAAATCTTGTTCCTACATTAAATCAAAATAATAAAAGTGTAATTGTTGGACCTATTAGAAATATAATGAAATTGGTCAAATTTTATTATAAACGAACAAAAAAAAAAGTAAAAATTAATGGTTATTTGGGATTTGCTGGGTGGAATAGAACTCAATTACTAGGAGAAATATCACGAGGTGGTTGGGGAATGTGTATGTCACATATTGAGGATATTACTAAAAAATCATACGAAAATATTTGGGAAGATATTTATAATACGGGACGTCCAATGTTTGCTCCAAAAACAGATTATTCAAATAATTATGATATATCATCTTTACAAGAGTAAAAATAATATCAATTATTATGCTTTTTTTTTTGTGTACTAATATAATAAAATGATTAAAAAATTATCTAAAAGAAATAGTAAATCAATTAAAACATTAAGAGTTAAAAATCTTACAAAAATAATAAAAACTTTAATGAAAAAAAAACGAGGAGGAAATTTTTCCAAAGCAGAAAAATGTTTTATGGATGAACTTCATGAACTTCATAAATCTTTTAAAATAGGACAACAAATTGGAAAGCAATCTGCTGATGGTGTGATTATTAGATTATGTGATAATAATGTAGAAGAATGTAAGAAAGGTTTTTATAATGAATATATAGTAAAATATATAGAGCACAATGGTTCGGAAAGTAAGAGAGATAAGATACTTGATGAAATAGACATGCAAGAAGAAATAGCAAAAGAGGGATTAACCGCTAATATTGATGGGGTTCGAACTGTTTTTCGTATTCTTATTCAACTTTACGTATCAATAAAAATGAAAGAAAACGAAAGTAAATCAAAGCAAAATTAAAATTGAAACAATAATTA